AATGAGTGAAGGTTTAAAACAAGGTTATTTATCATGTTTAAAAAATACTACAGATATGTTGAATAGAAGTTATTATAATATTGAGAATTTGGAATTTATTGTAGATGAATGGGACAATGAATAAATAAATTTAATTTGGTATTTAATTAGATTTATATAAGTTTTCAAATCAAGAGGTTAGGCAGAGTCATGATCTGCTGAAGATGTTCTCCCACATCATCCTCTTGTTTTTTATTGGATTGGGAGAAATATAATATTGGGAGATGGAGTAATGTTAAATAATATTGATTCAAAAGAGTGTACTAAGTGTCATCGAATATTTCCTGCTACATTAGATTATTTTTATAAAGATAAAAAGACTAAAGACAGTTTGTCTTTTCAATGTAAGGGATGTTTAGGTAAAAAATCATTTTTAAAAGAAGTTGTTCTTCCTAAAGATGGATATAAGTTTTGCATTAAATGTAATCGTGAATTACCATTTACTTCACAATTTTTTCCTGTAGATAAAAGTTGTAAAAATGGACTTAGAAATGTATGTAGGGAATGTGGTAAGGATGGACATTTTATGGAAGATAATTATATTCCAGTACATAAATTTAGTGATGAAGAAAATAATTTATTTATTAATATATATCCTCATTATTTAAATGAAGAAATAATTAATTTATATTTTCCTCACGAAACATTAAAAAGTTTACAAGATAAAGCATATAGATTAAATCTACATAAAACAAAAGATACAATGCTTAGAAAACATAAATTACACTCTGAAAGAATGGCAGGATGTAATGCTCCTAATTATGGTAAAAAATTATCTTATGAGACTAGAAGAAAAATATCTGAAGCTACAATAGGTAAATATACTGGAGAAAATAATTATTGGTATGGCAGAAAAAGAAGCAAAGAACAAACTCAACAAATGACTCAAAGAGTTAAAGATTCAGGTGCTTGGATAGGAAATAATAACCCTCGGCATATTCATCCATTAAAAGGAGAAGAAAATGGGAGATGGTTAGGAGGTAGAACTCAACTATATTTCGATTTACGAAATCATTTACAAGAATGGAAACAAAAGAGTATGGAATATTGTAATTATAAGTGTGTAATAACAAATACTAATTTTGATAATATTCATCATCTATATAGTTTTAGGAATATTGTAAATGAAGTGTTTATCAATTTAAATATAGATATTAAACAAACTATTGGTGATTATAATGAAAAAACTAGACAGTTAATTTATAACGAATTAATTATATTACATAATAAATATGGATTAGGAGTATGTTTAAAGAATAATATACATAGATTATTTCATAATTTATATGGATATAGTAATAATACTCCACAACAATTTGAAGAATTTAAACAAAGATATTATAATCATGAATTTAATGAAATTATAAATAATAATATAATAGATAAGGTGATATAATGTCAGCAACGTTTACTTGTATGAAGTGCAATATAAATAAGCCAAATAACAAATTTACAATAAATAATTATACAGAAGAAAAAATAGATTATTGGTGTAAGGAATGTAGAACGAAATTTGTCAATTCAGAAAATACTCTCAAAATATATCTTTTTGAAAATCAACGTCCATATGATGAAAATTTATTTAAGAATTGTATTGCTGAGAGTGAGAAGAAAAATAAAACTAAAAATATAGATGATTACAATATTATAATAAATAATGCTACCAAAATATATTTTCAAAAAATGATGCTTACTTTTGTAGGTGAAAATGGTAAACAACTAACTAAACAAGATTTAAAGAATAAACCAACTTCTAGAAAACAAACAACTAAGAAAAAGGCTGATGAAAATATTGATGAAGAACTAATTATAAGATGGGGTAAATGGGAGGAATTAAATGATTACTTAATACTTGAAGATTTTTGCTCCAGAATGAAGCAATATAATAGAATAGAGACTCCACAAGATGAATTTTATTTAAAAAAACTTGCAGTTATTTCTTTAAAAATGGATAAAGAATTAGAAAAGGGTTCTTATGGAGCAGTAAAACAATTAGGTGATTTATTTTCTAAATATATGGCAGATAGTAAGTTTAGGGCTACTGATTTATCTGATGCAAGTAAAACAGGTGGAATAAGAACTTTTAGTCAAATATATGCAGAAGTTGAGAAAGATGGTTTTATTCCACCTTGGGAAGTATATCATAATACTAAGGGTTTACAACAAGATATAATTGATAAAACAATTATGTATATATTAAATTATACTTTAAAACTTAATAAAATTCCTCAAATGATAGAACCACCTGAAGATACTCCTAAGATAGAAGATGACTTTTATGAGTCATAATAATTTTAGTCAAAAAAGTAGACAAGAAATTGATAGTATGGGGAATTTATTTAATTCTCCTCATTTAATTGATAAAGTTGCCTATAATGATTTAAAATTAAAATCTTTTGAATTGCAAAAAGATAAGTGGAGAGAATTGTGTTCTTACTGGAGGTTTTATCCTGATAAATTTATAGATTTTATTCGTCCAGATGACTGTAAAATTGATTTATATTACTATCAACGCATTTATCTTAGAATTATGTTGCGCTATAAGAAAGTATTTTTAACAGCAACCAGAGGAACGAGCAAAAGTTTCTTACAAAATCTCAGTTTTGTACTTCGTTGTATATTTTTTCCAAATACAAAGTTATTTATTTGTGCTCCTGGAAAAGAACAAGCTGCTAAAATTTCACAAGATTGTTTGTCAGATATTTTTACTTATTATCCTCTATTAAGAAATGAAGTAAAAACATATATTGATAATACTGATTATACTAAATTAATATTTTTTAATGGTTCTCGCTATGATGTAGTTCAATTAAGAGATTCAACAAGAGGCGGGCGCAGAAATGGTGGAGCAATAGAAGAGATAGCTGATAAAAAATTTGATGGAGAAAAACTTCATGCTGTAGTAATTCCTCTTATGGCTAATGATAGAATTGCAATGTGTGGAGGAGTTGATCCAAATGAAATTCATAAAACTCAATTATATGTGAGTACAGCAGGAACACAACAACAATTTTCTTTTGAAAAAATGAAAGAAATATATCAAGAAATGATAGAAGGTAAATCAGCTTTTGCTATTGGAAATGGTTATGAATTACCTTGTATGCATAATCAATTAGATATTGATTTTATAGAAGAACTGAGAGAGTCCCCTACATATAGCATATTGGATTTTATGCGTGAGTATGAGTCGATACACTCAGGATCATCTTCTGATAATTTAGTTTCTGAAGACAAATTAAATAAATGTAGAAATTTATCAATTGCAGAATGGGAACATTGTGGTGATAAAAATGTAGAATATTGTTTAAGTTATGATGTTGCTAGAAATGAAGGAGATGAAAATGCATTATCGTGTCTTTCAGTTATTAAATTAACTAATTTAAATAATGGAGATTATAAAAAAGATTTAGTCAATTTATTTTCAATGGAAGGTACTCATGATTTAATTCAAGCAAAATTTTTAAAAGAACAAGTTAAATTATTTAAGGCAAGAATCTTAGTTCTTGATATTAATGGTTTGGGTTCGGGGGTTTGTGACATGCTTATTCTTGATTTACAAGATGGGAACCCTCCATATGAAGTAATTAATGATGATAGATATAATAAATATAAAACTGATGATAGTATTCCTATGATATTTGGGGTTAAATCACAAAAAAAAGAAACAAAAGATAGTGATATGATAAATAATTTTATGAAGGTTTTTAATAGAATGGATATACATCTTTTAAAATCTGCTCATGAAGGAATTAGAGAATTAGAGAAAAAATATAAAAGAAAAATTAAAGATAGCGAAGAACAAGCTAATTTACAAATTCCTTATTTATTAACTGATGTTTTATGTGAAGAAGTATTAAATTTAAAATATAAACAAGCAGGTAATGATACAAAAGTAGAACAAATAACTAAAAGAATTAGAAAAGATAAATTTAGTTCTCTTTGTTATGGTCTATTTTGGGTTTATCTTCAAGAGCAAAAAAATAAAATAACAAGAAAAAGGAATAATAATTTGGATTATAAACCTCTTTTCCGTAAACCTAAAATTCGTAGATACTAATATAATAACCCAACAAACAACAACCTAACAACAACAAACAAAACATTAATCCTATTCCCCTATTAAGGTGGTGATGAAATATTACTAAATCTCAAGTACCCAAAAATCAATCTCAAACAACAACAACAAAAACAACTAAACCTAAAACAACTACAAATTCAAAAACAAAACAACCCCAATCCCCTATCCCCCGTCAATCTCATATAATCTTAAATTATGAGCAACTATCTAAACTGATTATAGAAGACCTTAAAAAATATTCTAAAACAAAAACTTTCTTCAAATCTTATACTAGAGAACAGCTTCGTACCTTTATCATGAAACCAGATATATATCAAAAACAACTTCGTGAAATATCTCTTTGGCTTTATTCTAATGGAACACATTATAAAACATTAATTCAGTATTTTGCAAATTTACTTACTTTGGCTTATATTATTGAACCTAATTATACAATTAGTAATGATAAGGTAGATAAAGAAAAAATCTTAAAAGAACATGTTAAAGTATCTGATTATGTTGAATTAATGAATATAAAGCATGAATTTTCCAAAGTTCTTTTAAATGGTTTTAGAGAAGATTTATTTTATGGTTATGTTTATGATTCTCCTAATTCATTTACTATAAGAAAAATAAATCCCAATTATTGTAAAGTATCATCTGTTGAAGATGGTATTTTTAATTTTGCATTTGATTTTTCTTATTTTAATAGTTATAAGGATGAACTTCCAAATTATCCTGCTGAGTTTACATCTAAATATAATACTTATTTATCACAAGGTTATTCATTTCGTTGGCAAGAGTTAGATTCTAAAAATACAGTTTGTATTAAAGTAAATGAAGATTTAGAATTTCCTCTACCTCCTTTTGCTGGTATTTTTGAAGCAGTTCTGGAAATTGAAGATTATAAAGCATTAAAATCTGCAAAGACAGAAATAGGCAATTATAAAATGTTGGTTCAAAAAATACCTGTAAGAAGTGATAGTGATGATAATAATGATTATTTAATAGATTTTGATCAAGCTATGCTATTTCATAGTCGTATTGAAGCAAATCTTCCTGAATATATTGGATTGGCTACAACTCCTATGGATGTTGAAGATATATCTTTTGATAAAGATAGAGCAGATACAGATAATGTAGCAGAAGCAATGAAAATGTTTTATTCAGAAGCAGGGGTTTCAGATATGCTATTCAATCCTAGCGAACAAGGACAAATAGGATTAAGTAGTTCAGTTAAAGTTGATGAATCAAATATGTTTAAAGTTCTTCGTCAAATTGAGAGATGGATAAATAGAAGATTTAAACAAAAAGGTGGAGTCTTCAAAAAATGGAAGATAATGATGCCTAAACTAACTACTATTAATCAAGATGATAAATTTGAAAAATATCTTAAAGCTGCACAATATGGAGTTCCTACCAAGAGTTTAATTGCAGCAAGTTTAGATTTATCTCCTGCTGAGATGATTAATTTAAATATATTAGAAAATGATGTATTCGAATTAAATGATAAGTGGATTCCATTAGCGAGTAGTCATACTGAAACTGGTGATGCAGGAAGACCTGAGATAGATGATGATAAAAAAACAGATAGTGGTATAAAAACTAAGGATAAGAAAGCAAATGAAAATAAGAATAAGTAGTGGAAGTGATTAGAATTGATAAGGTAAAAGATAAAATGATTGTTAAATTTAATAAAGTAGATGATAAATATATTGAGGTTATTTATATAGATGGAGAAAAAGAAATTATATCTATAAATAATTTTAATAAGTTTTCTAAAAATAATAAATTTAAAATGGTACTTGTTTTACCTAAAGAATAGTTAATTAACTTAATAAGTAATTAACAAGAGAGATAAGCAGAAAGGCCAATCTGCGAAAAGTGATCAGTCCCACTTCTCTCTTGTTTTTATTTGTATTTTTAGGACTGAGAGGAAGGACTGATTATTAGATGAGTAAAAAATGGACAGATGAAGAAATAATATTTTTAGAAAATAATTATAAATTATCAATTAAAGAATTATCAAATTATATGAATAGAACAGAGAAAACAATTCGTAATAGAATAAATAAACTTAGATTATTTAGAAAACATTGGACTGATGAAGAAGAACAATTTTTAAAAAATAATTATAATAATATGAGTATTGAAGAATTAGCAGTTTATTTTAATTGTAAAAAAGAACGAGTAAAATCAAAGATTTGTAATTTAGGTTTATTACGCCCAGAAAGGGATTTTATTTGTTTTAAATGTAATAAACCTATAAATGATAAATTATTTGGTTTATATATTTGTAAAGATTGTAGAAATAAAATTTCATCTATTAAATCTTATAAAAACAAATATGGTATTGAATTATTAGAAGATGAATATTTTAATACTTTTGATATTATACAATGGTATCGATGGACTTGTTTGGAAAATACTCCTAATGGTAAATTTTTAATTAATATACCTAATAATCTTATTACAATTGAAAATATTAGTATTATAGTTAAATATGTTATAGAAGAAATTTTTCATTGGTATAATAGAGAAGATAAATTACAACTTACACAACCTATTATTAATAAATATAAAATAAGTTTTAGTAAAACAGAAGGTATTAAAAATAGTCCATATAATTTATTATATTTAGCATATCCTGAATTAAATATTAAAACTTGGGAAATGGTTCATACTAAATGTAATTATTGGATAGATTATAATAATTTTTTAGAAGTAGTAAGATATTTTTATAACACAATACCAGATAATAATTTAGAATTATATTTTAATGAAAAATATCTAAAAGATTTTTTACCAAAATTAAATAGAGCAAAAGAATCTTATTATAGATCATATACATGGCAAAAAATATTAGAAGATATAGATATATATTATGATTTTAAATATAATAAAGCTTATGATAACACTATTTTGAATAGTAATGAAGAAGTATTACTTTATAATTATTTTCATAATATATTAAATTTAAAAAATATAAAATCAATAGGGTTTAAAAGAAGTGGAAAATATATTTTTACGAATAATAAAACAAAGTTATGTCCTGATTTTGTATTAGATAATAAAAATATATTAAATAAACCTTTGATTATTGAATATTACGGTTTATTTAATAAAAAGAGAATTATTATTAATTCAAAAACTGATGTAATAATAAATGAATATATTGATAAAACATTAAGAAAAAATGAATTTTATAAAAATAATCAAGATATATATTTTATTGATTTATATCCAAAAGATTTAAAAAATAAATTTGAAGGAGTTAAAAATAAATTAACTTCTTTTTTTATGGAACATAATATTGACTTACCATTAGTAGTGTAAGGAGGTGAAATAAATATTGAAAACAATGCGATTTGATTCAAATATAATATCAATAGAAAATATTAATCCCCTTTTTTCTAAGGTTCTTATAAAAATTGCATATCCTGGCCTTAATAGAAACTTTACATATATTGATAAATCTGTTTTTCAAAAAGCTATACCAACATTATTCAATTGCCCTATTATTGGAGAGTTTTTTACTGAGTTAGATGAGTTTGGTAGTCATGGTGGACGAATTATCATAGATGATAAAGGAATACATTATGAAGAAACTACTCAACCCTATGGGGTCATTAATGAAAAGTCAGAAATATTTTGGCAAACTTTTACTGAAGAAGATGGTACTACTAATGAATACCTTTGTGCTACTGGTTATTTATGGTCATCAAGGTATCCAGAATTAGAAAAAGTGATTAAAGAGTCTAGAAAAATTTCTATGGAAATTGAAGTCCAAAGTAGCAAATATACAATAATTGATAATCAAAATGTTGTAGATATTGAAGATTTTATTTTTTCGGGGTTATGTATCTTGGGTTGTACAACTGAACCATGCTTCGAAAATGCCGATATTTCAAGTTATTCAATAAATTATCTTGAGTATAAAAAACAGTTTAATCAAATGTTAAAAGAATTAAAATTTTCTATTCAACAAGATATTGAATTTCAATTTTCTCAATCCAATCAAAATCAATCATCTTTTAAAGATGTTGATATAAATGATAATAAAGGAGGGTGTGACTTGCGTGAAGAACTAACTGAACTTTTACAGAAATATTCTTTAACATCAGAGCAGGTTTTAGAATTTGATTCTGAAATTAACTTTGAGGAAATTTCTGTTGAAGATTTTGAATTAAAACTTCAAGAATTTACTAAAACTGAAGAAGATGCTACTGAATTAAATCCTGATACCACTAATCTAGAACCTACTTTTTCACTTACTGCTAAACAAATAAAAGATATGATTGATAATTCTCTTAATGCTGATGCTCCAATTGATGAATGGGGTTATCAAATGAAAGCATTTTGGTATTTAGATCATGATGATACTAATATTTGGGCAGAAGAAAGAGAATCTGATTGGTCAATAGTTCAATTTAGTTATACTTTTATAGATAATAGTATATCTATTGACTTTGTTTCTAAAAAATATTGTAGGATTGCTTATGTTCCTGTGGATGGAGAAGAAAACGCTGGTACTATTTTTTCTGCTGAAAGATTTGAGCAAGATTTATTAATTAAGCAAAAGGAATTTGAAATTCAATTGGAATCTAAAGAAAAAGAATTGAAAGATAATTTTGCGGTTGAGAGAGAATCTATTTCAAAAGATTATCAAAAACAAATTAATAAATTAAATGATGATATGTCAGAGATTACAACTGAATATAATTCTTTGGTTGATTATAAAAATAATAAAATCAAAGATGAAAGAGATAATGCTGAACAACTTTTATTTGATAATTTTACTAATAAATTGTCAGATGAAGAAATTGATGAATTTAAGAAAATTGCAAATCAATTTACTTTAGAGCAATTAGAAGAGAAATTATATTCTGCTTTAGGTAGGAAGAATGCTCAATTTTCTTTAAAGAAACCAAATGAGGATTTAAACAAATTCAGTGTTACTAAACCTAAAAAGACTAATAAGAGTG